CAGCCAGTCCGAGGCCAAACACTACTGGCACACCCTCAAGCCGCGTGCAGAGGCCGGCGAAATAACAAATCTACTAATGCAGCCAGTCTACCGGTGCGAAATCAATGGGAAATTAATATGCAAGTACATCGCGGATTTTCAATACTTCGAATGGAAGATAGAAGATACGGAAGGTCACCTCGGCTACAAAGTAGTGGAGGATGTGAAGGGGTTCAAAACACCGATCTACAACTTAAAGAAGAAACTGGTGCAAGCGCTCTACCCAGGGACATCAATTTGCGAGATATCACCGTCGCTGTATCGCTCAATGAAGTGGTCCTTGCCGTCGCACGCCGTGGCAATATAAGCAGCGTCGATTTGATATCTGCGTGCCGTGAGCAAGATTTAACCGTCTGGCGTTTCGTTCTCTACGGCCTGTGCCGCGAACTGACCTATGCAAGCTATGGCAAGATAGCGCGCATCTTGGGCAACCGCCATCACACTACAATACTCAAAGGTCTGGAACGTCTTAAAGAGTTGCGCGCAAAAGACCCCGCGATTGATGCCGCATACACGACGCTGTTTGCAGAACTGTCTCGGGGCTGATTTCTTTATGGCCAAAGCGTACAAACACCAGACTACACGTTATGTTGCAGATCGTAACCCCGATTGGCGTAGCAAGCTGGCCCAAGGCGAGATGTTTGAGGCTCGGGTGCGCAATTGGCTGACTGAGCAAGGTCACGAATGTTGGAAGCCGAAGGAAACTTACTATGATCTGCGCATCAATATTGAAGTCCCGCTGTACGGAGCCCTGCCCCTTACCGGCGAATGCAAATACGATGCATCAGCGGCCAGCACGCACAATCTATGCTTGCAAGTCTTCGATGGCGGCAAGCCATCCGGCATCCATCCAGAAGGTCCAAACCCACATCTATGGTTTCACGGCGTCGGTGATGAGTGTTGGATCATCCGCACTAAGATCCTTCAGTCAGTCGTCGAGACCTACGCGCAGTCTTGGGGCGGCAAGATCGTCGAGATGGGCAACACGTCCGAGAAAGCCAAAGGCATCCTGATGCCAATCACAGCAGCCAAGAAGGCCATAGGCGGACAGTGGGTGACGTTATGAGGCATGTTGACCTGTGCAGCGGGATTGGCGGATTTGCCCTCGGCTTCGAATGGGCCAAACTAAGTAAGCCTGTTTTGTTCTGCGATATTGAGCCGTGGAGCCGTCAAGTGTTAGCCAAGCATTGGCCTGACGTGCCGATATCTAAGGATGTAAAGGAACTCGCCAATGACCCAGATAGAAATGTTCCCGACTGCGATATCCTTACCGCCGGTTATCCCTGTCAGCCGTTCAGTCTCGCCGGTAAGCGCGGCGGAGAGGAAGATCCTCGCCACATCTGGCCGTACATCTTACAGATTGTTGCATCCAAAAGACCCTCTTGGTGCGTTTTCGAGAATGTTTATGGTCACCTCACATTGGGCCTCGACCAAGTGTTGCTTGACTTGGAAGCCGAAGGCTACGGAACAAGGACGTTTATTGTTCCAGCTTGCAGTGTCGATGCGCCCCATAAGCGAGATAGGATCTGGATCATCGCCAAAAATGTGGCCGACACCAACAGCACAAGACGCGAAGAACAACGGTGGCCCCAGCCAGCACAACCGGAACACCAAGCCCCTCAATGCGGAGGTGGGTGGCTCACTGAACCCGCAGTGGGTCGAGTGGCTAATGGGATACCCAAGCGGGTGGACAGACTTAAAGGCTTAGGCAACGCAATCGTCCCCCAGATTGCTCAACGCATCGGCGAAACAATCAAACGAGCTGACCTCCAATGACAGATACAAACACCAAGCAATGCCCGAATTGCGACGGGGAAGGTGAAGCCTTCTACGAGTTCCCCGACTTCGAGGAGCGAAAGGCACAGTGCGAAGAGTGTAACGGATCAGGCAGAGTAGATGACGACCGCGAAGAGGACGAAATAGACTTCTAATGGAAAAGTCTAAGCTCACACCAGATCCGATCAGGGATGCACCCGACGGCCACGGCGAAGGCCAATCACCAGGTGCAGTCTCAATCATGCCAGGTAGAGCCACCAGAGACTTGCGCTTCGTACAGTATCCAATGTCGTTCTTTATCCTGTCTTATGGATGCTCACACGCATCAGCATACACCGCCTGCTTCTGGGTCAATCAAGCCACAATTGCGCGTACTCTTAACATCTCACAGCAAGCAGTGTCACAGCACTTCAACAAGCTCATTGCGTGGGGCTATCTAGAGAAGCTGCGCAAGGAAGCACCCGCCAGACCCTACGGCAAGAAGGGCGCAATCTGGAGGGTCATATACGATCCAAGGATGACATGGGAACAAGTACTGGCCAACGCTCCAGAGGTAGAGAAGACAGTAGAAGAGCTGGCAAAGATAGCCACAGCAAGCATCGATCTGGCAGACAGAGGACCCAAAGGACACCTGACTAAGGCACGCAAGAAGCCTCAACAGCCTGTGGATAAGTCTAAAGCTACACAAGCCACAGCTTGTAAGCCTGCTAGCAAGAGTGATGACGAATACAAGCCCCAGCTTGTGCAGACTAACAAGGTGCAGCTTGTACATAACTACTACAATGAACTAGATAATAAGAAGACTATAGATGAAGGTATCTGTAGAAGAATGTGCGCAAGTTACACACGCGTGGTGCAGGAGACATACGGAAGGTCGTGGGTATACGATGACCGTCAGATGTCACTGGCCGCTGACCTGATCCGCATGGGCTACACTGTCGATACGTTCACCACTGATGCGCGAGGCGTGGTGCGTTGGCTTGCGAAGAAGAACAAGCAGGCACCTCAATCATTGCAGTACTTCATCACTCGTAAGACCAACGACAGTAAGCCTAAGGACGCTGCAAGCATAGTCAAACACTTGGGCTCGAAGATGAGGATGACATGATTGTGCAAAGATCAGACGGTCCATTGGTGTTTGTCCGCCAGTGGATTATTGATAGGGCGAAGGCACGCATAAAATCTGTGCGTAAAAGGCGACCCTTGCCCCCCCGCCCCCTGCCACGTGTAGTGGGGGGTCACATAAAAGTATTTTCCAGAAAAACATTGAAAGGAATTTTGGGATGAAGAAGCGATACAATGTGGTGCAGGCGAAGTCTGTTCCAAACCAAGAGAAGGCCATTTGGCTAAAGCACGGTGCTGCCTTTGAGACTGATGGCAAGATCAGCATTAAGTTAGAGAGTTTGCCTATACCCAATGCGGAGGGTGATATTTGGCTGAAGCTGTTTGAGGCGGATGACCGTCCAACTGGTTCTGGTGCGGCGGCTAACTACATGGCGGACAATGCTGGTGGTGGTCAGGCTCCTTGGCCTACGAAGGATGTTGGGCCTACTGATGCGGCTCCCACGTTAGGGGGCATTGATGACGAAATCCCGTTCTAGTGCCAAACCGGCTGGTCCTAAGAAGGCTGGTCAACAGAGCGTCCCCAAGGTGGGGCGCTTTGCCATGGGCGATGTGCAGAAACGTGTGCGTGGTTCTCGGCTTATTTATGACAACCGCGATGACTTGGCGGCGGAGTTGCTCAACTTGGGGTCCAGCAAGATTACGGACATCGTGGATATTTTTGAGGATGACGCTGGCCGGCAAAGTGTGCGCTTAAAGCCTGTGGGCGATATCAGTGATGCAGCGCTTCGAGCCATCAAGAAGATCAAGGTCACGCCTGGGCGCGATGGGGACATGGTTGAGGTTGAGTTAATCGACAAGGTGCGTGTGCTTCAGATGCTGGCAAAGGCCGGTGGTCTGTTGGAAGCGGAAAAAGAGGTGGACAAGCCGTCGGTTGTTTCGATTGAGATGGTGATGCCCAAGAGTGATGCGGATGGCTGATTACACCCGCCACTACGACGAATACATTGAGTGTGAACTGTGTGGTCAGCAAACAAAGGGGCGCGTGTACGATGATGTTCGCTCCAAGGTTGTCTGTGGTTCGTGCCACGGCGAGTTGTTGGAGAGCGTGGTTAGAATGGCGGTAGCGCCCTGGGAGAAACTAAATTATGAGTGAGCAAGCAACACCGGCGGGTTTAAAGTTAGATTTCTCCACGTCACCGACTGTGGCTAAGTTTTTTAACTCGGATGCATTTGTGCGTGGATTGCTTGGGCCGGTTGGTTCTGGCAAGAGTTATGCCTGCTGTGCCGAGATATTTCGTCGCGCTGTTATGCAAAAGCCGTCGCCGAGAGATGGGATTAAGTACACGCGCTGGGCTATTGTTAGAAATACGCACCCGATGCTGCGCACCACGACGCTAAAGACCTGGCTGGAATTGCTGCCCGAACACACTTGGGGCAATGTAAAGTACTCACCGCCCATCACGCATCACATCAAGTTGCCCAGCCGAGACGGTGCTGCCGGTATTGACTGCGAAATAATCTTCATGGCCTTGGATGATCCGAAGGATGTGCGCAAGCTTTTGTCGCTCGAACTTACCGGCGCTTGGGTTAACGAGTGCCGTGAGTTGCCCAAAGCAGTCATCGATGGCCTGACGCACCGTGTGGGGCGTTTCCCGACCAAGGCGGATGGCGGACCTACCTGGCGCGGCGTGATTATGGATACCAACCCCATGGACGACGACCACTGGTACTACAGATTGGCTGAGAAGGAGCGCCCTGGTGGTAAGTTTCGCTGGGACTTTTTTCGTCAGCCTGGTGGCGTGTTAGAGGTGGATCTGAAGGACGTGCCGGAGGAAATGCCTGAGGCAAAGGGCTTTATTCATCAGGGCGGCCGTTGGTGGATGACCAACCCCAAGGCGGAAAACCTGACAAACCTACCAGATGGATATTATGAACAGCTCTTGGGCGGCAAGAATGTCGATTGGGTCAGATGTTATGCGCAGGGGAAGTATACGTTCGTCCAAGAAGGCCGCGCGGTCTGGCCCGAGTACAACGACGAAATGATGTGTACCGATTTAGAAGCAGATCCGTCAGTGCCAGTGCAGATTGGGCTCGACTTTGGTCTGACACCGGCGGCAATATTTGCACAACGGATGCCCAACAATACCTGGCACGTCTTGCATGAACTGGTCACGTTTGAAATGGGCCTGGAGCGCTTCTGTTCTATGCTTAAAAGCGACCTAGAAAGCCGCTTCCCTGGCTATGACACCATGATTTGGGGTGACCCCGCCGGCTCGCAGCGCGATATGATCTTCGAGACCACCGCGTTTGAGCATCTCAAAACGCATGGCCTACTGGCACGGCCCACCGCAACCAACGAATTTAGGACGCGCAGAGAAGCACTGGCCATTCCCATGGGCCGGCTAATCGAAGGCAAGCCAGGGTTTTTAATTGATCGCAAATGCATGCGGCTGCGAAAAAGCTTGGCGGGTGGGTATCACTTTAGACGTGTGGCAATCGGTGCCGGCCAAGAAAGGTTTAGAGATACGCCCAATAAAAATGAACATTCACACGTTGGTGATGCGGCGGGTTATTGCCTACTGGGCTCGGAGCATAAAATTATGACCAAGCGCCCTACCCCGCTCGGTGGCCGGCCTATGCAAGCACAGGTTTTGGACTTCGATGTTTTCGGTTGAGGAATTGAACCAGGTGATGCGCCTGGACGGGGTCGCCCACAAGGTAGCTCCGTGGGCTCCCATGCACTTGCAGCTTTGCGAGATAAATGACTTTGACGCTTGGAACATGAACAATTTTCCAAACTACCAAGAGTATCTCACCAACTTTGCGGCGCAGGGGCTGGCCTATACCGGCATCGGGGACGGGATTATCTATGCGATGTTTGGTGTTTACGAGTTTTGGCCTGGCTGTGCAGAGGCTTGGCTTATTCCATCGAAGCATATCGACCGAAAGACCATCGCATTTCACCGTGCATCCCTGGCTTTTTTCGAGCATGTCGCCGCCAAGACGGGAATAAAGAGGCTACAATTCACGGTTCACACCCAAAATGTTCACGCTGACCGCTGGGCGCGGCGGTGTTACTTTGACGAAGAGGGCTTGCTTCGGAACTACGGTCCCGATGGAGCTGACTACAAAATGTATGCGAGGATCTTTTGATGGGTGGATTGTTTTCAAGTCCAAAAGCACCGGCACCAGCGCCGGCACAAGAGGCGCGGATCGTGCGACAAGAAGCGCGTGCAACGGCTGAAGAAACAACCGCGAAGCGTCGGGTCCAAGCGCGTTCTAAGGCTAAAAATAAAAGCGGAGCGCGGGTCCTGATGGCCAAGGGCGTCTACGGAAACGCCGAAACGGCAGAACGTCAAGTGGAAAACACGACGCTTGGAGCGGGTCGGAACCCTCGGGGCTGATGAAAATATTTAGGCGAAACCCAAAGCACAGGGATATAGGAAATGATGTACGGAGCCAAAGGCGGCAAGCGGCCAATGAAGAGCGCAATGAACAGCAAAACCAGCAGTCTGCGCAAGAAGACGGCGAAGAAGTACGCGACGAAGGCGGCGGCGACTGATGGTAAAAAAAGCACATCAAAATCCTAATGGGGGTCTAAACGAGGATGGCCGTCGCCATTTTGAGAATAAGGACGGCGGCAACCTCAAGGCTCCGGTTAAAAAGGGGACCAATCCAAGGCGGGTCAGCTTTGCTGGCCGGTTCGCTGGAATGAAAGGCCCCATGAAGAACGATAAAGGTGAGCCCACGCGGAAGGCTTTGGCCCTGAAAGCTTGGGGTTTTGGGTCGGTTGAGGCAGCGCGTAACTTTGCACAAAGGCATAAGAAATCGTAATGGAAAGAACAGTCGAAGACATAAAACGTCGCTACAAAGTAGCGGAAACCCACAAAGAGCAGTGGCGCAGTATTTACGAAGAAGCTTACGAATACGCTCTGCCTATGCGCAATTTGTATGATGGCTATAACGAAAGCGGTGTAGCTGGCCAAAACAAAATGAAGCGGGTGTTTGATAGCACCGCCATCCATTCGACCGCTCGTTTTGCAAACCGCATCCAGTCTTCATTGTTTCCACCCCAGCGCGCTTGGTGCCGGTTGCAGCCTGGCAACGAAATCCCAGACGAACGCAAGATTGAAATACAACAAGTCTTGGATCTATACACTGAAAAGATGTTTGGGGTTATGGGACAGTCCGGCTTTGATTTAGCCATGGGCGAGTTCTTGCTTGATCTAGCTGTCGGCACGGCGGTGATGTTGATACAGCCTGGAGATGAGGCCACGCCCATCAGATATACGGCTGTGCCAACTTATCATATTTGTTTCGAGGAAGGACCGAACGGAACAGTGGACGCGGTCTACAGAAAGCTCAGTCGCCCGTTTGCGGTTGTTGAGCGTGAGTGGCCCGACGCAGATATACCTGATGAGTTGCGCAAAGATTTTGAAGAAGACCCGACGCAGAAAATTGAATTGCTAGAGGCAACCTATTATTTGGATGGTGATGTGCATTACTGCCTGATGCCATTTGATAAAGATTACAAGATTGTCCACCGCACCATGAAGAGCTTCCCGTGGGTAATTAGCCGTTACATGAAAGCCTCCAATGAGCGCTACGGTCGGGGTCCGGTTCTCTACGCCCTGCCCGATATCAAAACGCTTAACAAGGTTGTTGAGCTTACATTAAAGAATGCCAGCATAAGTATTGGCGGCGTTTTCACCGCCGTCGATGATGGGGTGCTGAACCCGCAGGCAATCAGCATTGTGCCTGGCGCTATTATAGGCGTTAGCTCAAATGGCGGTCCTCGGGGCCCATCCTTGCAGGCACTTCCTCGGTCTGGGGACGCCAACCTGTCTCAAATCGTCAGCAATGATCTGCGCCTAAACATCAAAAAAACCTTGCTCGACGAAAGCTTGCCGCCCGATAATATGTCGGCACGCTCTGCCACGGAGATTGTAGAGCGGATGAAGGAGCTGTCCCAGAATTTGGGGGCTGCATTCGGTCGTCTAATCACAGAAACCATGAACCCTATTGTCAGGCGGTCTATGGATTTAATGGATGAAATGGGCATGATTGATTTGCCGTTAAAGGTTAACGGGCTGCAAGTGACCGTCCAACCTATTTCGCCTCTCGCGATGGCATCAAATATGGATAAGCTCAACGAGGTGATGCAGTTCATGCAGATTTCACAAAGCCTCGGCCCACAAGGCCAGACCTTAATCAAGATGGATGCGGTGGGCGACTACATTGCAGATCAGCTAGGCATACCAGCCAAGCTTCGCACGTCACCGCAAGAGCGTGAGCAAATGATGCAGATGCAAATGCAGATGGCCCAGCAAGCCATGGAAAGCCAAGGCGTGACCCCGCCTGATGGAATGGGAGTACCGCCGCAATGAACCAGGCTGAAAAGATCCGCTCAATAAACAGCCCAGGCTGGGACGGAGTAGACGCTGTTGTGACGCCGCTCCGCTTGCGCGACCAAGACCTAACGCGGTCTTTGAACATTTCGTTTCAGCGCTGCTTTGGCACAGAGGACGGCATCAAAGTTTTGGCGCATCTGCGTCACGTTACGCTTGAGCAACCGGCTTGGGTGCCAGGAGCTGACCCATCATTTGGATACGCGCGCGAGGGTCAGAACAGTTTAGTGCGTGAAATTGAACAACGAATTAGGAGAGCAAATGAGCCAGAGTGAAAACCAACCCGACGCTGGGACAACCGAGCAATCGGCCCCAGATGGATTGATGGCCGCAACCGCTCTTGCTGAAGAGCAAGAAATTGACGAAGGTCAAACCATTGAGCATCGTGTTGAGACCGATGCTGCTGAAGGCGACGGTGAGCCTGAGGTTTTTGACAGACCAGATTGGTTCCCTGAGAAATTCTGGGACGAAAAAGAAGGTCCAGACCTAGAAAATATTGTCAAGTCTTACGAGGAATTGCAGAAGCAGTTCAGCCAGGGCAAGCACAAAGCACCGGATGAATACGACACCAATGTGCTGGATGACGCTGGCTATGAAAAAGACGACCCTATCGTGGGGGCTTACACCGAGTGGGCCAAGCAGTACGGAATTAACCAAGCGGCATTCGACGACCTGGCTGGTAAAATCTCTTCGATGGCTGGCGACAACCAGGCGCAAGCGCAGATGGACTACAAGGCCGAGCATAAAGCGCTCGGCAATAACGCAGATGAGATTATCAAATCCAACGTCAACTGGGCTGATGGCCTTGAGCGCAAGGGTGTCGTTTCGGAAGCAGAGCGCGCCGAATTGGACCAGTGGGGCGGCACGGCTGTTGGCCAACGGCTGATGCAGAAGGTCCGCCAGATGACCGGAGACATGTCCCAAATACCGATTGCCTCGGTGGGCGATGCCGGCATGAGTGAAGATGATTTCAAATCGGACATTCAGAGCAAGATGCAAGATCCGCGCTACGGCTCTGATCCAAAGTTCACGCGCGAAGTGGAGAACCTTTTCCAACAGCGCTACAAATAAAAGCCCCCTGCCAACTTGGGGCTGCTTCGGTGGCCCCATTTTTTTTGTACTAATACCAGATGTAGCATCTAGTCCATTTACAAGCCCCAGCTTGTGTGGTATCGGGGGGTGACTGACAACCCAACCTGGGCCGGTCTGGCGTGTAGAAATACACCGCGCGCGGACGCATCCGCGAAGCCAGAGGCCGGAGCAACTCCGACAACCTAAAAGGCGATTTATCTTTTTGGTTCAAGCTGGAGTATATTATGTCAACGAATTTATCCCCAGCATTCGTGCAATTATTCGAAGCGGAAGTGCATCAGGCTTATCAGGCCAGTGCAGTCCTTCGAGGTGCTGCGCGCATGCGTACTGGCGTCATCGGTGACGCTGTAAAGTTTCCCAAAGTAGGAAAAGGCCAAGCGTCTATTCGCGTACCGCAATCTGATGTGGTTCCTATCAATGCTTCGTTTTCCTCAGTCTCAGTCTCATTGGCCGACTATGTGGCTTCCGAGTACTCAGACATCTTCAATCAGCAGAAGGTCAACTTCGACGAACGTCGTGAGCTGGCTCAAGTGGTTGGTAATGCTAT